AATTTAACTTTCTAACAGCAGATAAAATATTATCATGCATCATAAATGCAACAGATGGACTATTTCTATATGCAACATCAACAGAGTGAACTAAGTCAACCAAGTTAGCGGCAGTAAATGCGCCAGAAGATGCAGAAGAAACACCGGATGGAGCAACGTCTCTAAATCCAGTAGGCTTACCAGAACCATCACCAGTTGTAAATGCAGTGTTTAAGCCACGGCCTAAACGCTCACCTAACATAACAGGTAACTCTGTATTTAAAAGACCAAACTCATCATTTGCCCATTCAACAGATACTTTTACCAACGTGTTTAAAACGTGTGCATTAAAAGTTTCTCTTGTAAATGTCATATCCTGAACAGTTACAGCAGCAGCTTCAGTGTGCCAATTGCCAGCAGTAGCCGTATCATTTACTTTAGGATAGTACAAAGTACCTGCCTGTGGAGTAGTTATGATCCTTGAAACTGTTAGCATTGGGCCATAATACGCCATTGTTTTTTCGAGCTCGTAGGAGAATTGGTAAGGAATAACATAACCACCAGCTAAACCGCTTTCGGAAGTTGTGATTGTTGCCGTTCCACGCATCTCTTTAAGCATTGATGACTCACTGCTTGTTAAAGACCTTTTGCAAAGTGCCTTAAAAAACGCAGAGGTATACTCTGGAGACTTTACAATGTCTCTTTGATTAGTAGGCAAAGCAGCTATAGTGTCATCAATGTTATTAATACCTCTGTTATCGGCATTAATGTCGTTCCATCTTTCTAAACGAGAAATTTGGTCAGTATAGTTTTTAAAGTTCGCATCTGCAGCGTCCCATTGTGCCAATTCTTCGGCATTCATTAGACGCCCTTCGGCTGATGCTCTCTTTTGCAAGTCTTCCATTATTGCGTAATCGGAAGCCCGCTTTTCTCTCAGCAATTTAGAGTTCATTATTTTGTTTTTAAATTTAATAAATGCAGGGCATTCCTGCGTAATTCGTTCTGTATATTAATTTCAGATTTTACTGATATGTTAATAACGCTTTGTAAATCTTCATCTACCTTTCCTGCTATCTGCTCATAGCTGCGCTTGGCAACCATTGTGTCTGGATTAGCCGGATAAGTAACGGGAGAAACATCATATACCTTTTTAATACCTCTAATCACTCTCTTTGGTTTCATGCCTTCCCTTTCTTGCCAGTCTTCTGCCTCAACACTAAAAGCAAATGATGACTGGTAAACATCGCCACGTTTAACCATTTCCAAAAGATCATTACCTAATGTAGTATTTGGTGCCTCAAACTCATATTCCATAGCAGAACCAGTAACCTTTAATTTTAAAGTACCAGATTTAGTCCTGGCTAATACCATGTTAGCATCATGGTTAAACAATGCTACTACATCGCTCATGTCCGAGTTAGTAAATACATCTTGACTCATCTCTTCATCATACCAACCCATATCATAGGCAGAGTTAAAAACCGTAGCAGTGCCTACGATGGTGCGAGATTCTGGCATGGCCCTAAACTCGTAATTTATACTTCTTTTTTCCATTTTTATTTCTTTTGACCTTTCGTCCATTATTTTATTAGCTGTTCTTTCTGCCCATGGTAGCATGGTTGAACCACCCCAAGCGTCATACATGATTGAACCGCATATTTCATTATCGTTATCATCAAAATATTTGCCTTGATCATATACTTTGGCTCTGCTTAAAAAACTATAAGTGCGTATCACTTCATCGTCCGAAAGTTCTTGTCTGCTTGACAACTGCTTAGCTCTTGACCAGCCCACGGAAGTCCCACACTGGCTACCATTATCTTCTTTATGCTGCAATGCTTTCTTTGCTGCATTAGTTGCTGTTTGCGGATAGTTACTGTACGGCATCGCTTGTAGGTTCTATCTTTATGTTAGACGCTAAAGGTAATTCATAAGAATCTCCACCCACATAAGGATTCATGTTTTCCTTAATCCTGATTTCGTTAGGTGACATTGCCAAGACATTGCGCATGGTTGTGTAATAAGATGATCTCGCTGCAACATCTCCACGCAATAACCCATCAAGATTAAAACGAGTACAATAATTATATTTTTCTGCCTCAAAAAATATCTTCCTATTAAATTCTGCCTCAATCGTTTCACAAAGTGGCATTATCGTATAATTAACAAACATCTGGCTAAGTTGCTCCATATTGCTAAATGTAGCCTTATCCATATCTTCCAATAAAACACCTGGCACACCAGTCATGCGCGCAATGTCCGCAATGGTTGCCTTCTTAGTTTCATTAAAAGCTGCATCGTTAGGATTAAGACCTACTTTCTGAAAGTCCATGCCTTCTTCTAAGATAGCAGTACCTCCAGCATTTTGACTGCCACCAAATGCACGATTAAAAGAAGACTTTAATCTATCGTATGCCTCATTGGTTAATTTGCCAGGATGCTTTAATACACCATTTAAGTGCGCGCCATTCTTATAAAAGTTAGCACCATAATTTCTATTTGCTAAAGCCAAGCCGTAATTATCCCTATGTAGGTCAGGCATTTTAAATGCTTCGATTCCATTCCATGTTAAATTAGGAATGTGAATTATATTTTCACAACTAAATTTTTTATTACTTTTTTTACTTTTAAACATTAACTCGCCTCTTGTATTGTAATAGCTTTCTATCTGGATAGGATCAAGAATTGTAAAACTATTTATTCTTTGAGTAATGCTATTCCTATTTATGGAAGCGTAAAACACACCATGGCTAAGGTAGTGTAATACTAAAGTTTTATAAAATGTGTGAGCTGTGTAATAATCATTAGGTTCACGAGCTATTACTTTTAAATTAGGATGCTCTTTCGCTATTCGTATGCCTCCATTATCCATCTTCTCTATAATATCAAAAGGCAAAGAGGCAATAACACCGCCAAGTATTTGAGTAGCACGGTAAAAGGCAGGAAGACCAATAATAGAATATTCATCGACCGCAACACCAGCTGCAGATCCTCTTTGAAATAATGCGCCTAAAGTATCACCGTTTATAGGTGTACTTGGATTCTCTATACTTGCACGAGTATTAGAAAAAAAAGACCGCATGGTATTAATTATCCCCATGCGGCAAATATAAACCAAGTTAGTATGAAGTAATTTACTTTAGGTAACAAGTTAAATAAACTTAATCTCCATGTAAACGCTTTTCGCTTTACGGAAACTATTGTATGTCGTATATTTTTCATCAAGACCTAAATCCTCTCTCTCCTCTTCCAATTTCTGCCACGCTTCTTGATGTGTACGACATTCACCGGATAGCTCATAAAATCTATGAAAGTATCCGCTTGTTGAATTAATCTGTCTAACCTGTTGTGCATACTCGTGTTTGCGCATTAAATTCTCCATAATTAAAAGGTTTTTATTTTAATTAGGTACATTTTATAACATCAATAATCCACTTTCCCTTTCCTTCCCCTCGTATATCGTTGGCCTATCGCCTTGCATTATTTGGGCATAGGCCATGACCATGGCAACCGCTCCATCAACTTTCTCTGTACTTTTAGCCTTATCTATCTTTATATTTCCGGCAGGATCAAGTCTTAAAATAACATTGCTCATCATCCATTCAAGCACTGGGTTTCCATCATGTGTAATTTCATGAGATAAAAACAACTTTTCTATTTCTTTAGTTGGTGCAGACATAGAAATAAAACCCTGACCGAATGGCTTCATGGTTGCGCCATCATTTGTCAACTGAATAACAAGTTGACTGGCATTCCATCTGTCAAAACAAATACACTCTATTTTATACTTTGCCGTAATCTCTATTACTTTGCTTTTAATAAAATCATAATCCGTAACATTGCCATCTGTCATAATAAGATGTCCATCCTGTTGCCATTGCAAGTAAGGTACACCATCACTAAGCGATCGCTCCCTGACATTATCCTCTGGGCAGAAGTAATAAGATTTTATATGTGGCTTAGTCAATCCTTCTTGCACCGGAAAACATAGTACAAGTGCGCAAATGTCACGGGTTGATGCCAAGTCTAATCCAGCAAAACATTTTTTATTATATAGCGTATAATCATCAATAAATAATCTGGTTGCATCAATGTAACTTTGTGAAATCCAAACGGAGGAGGTAGATGTCCAAACATTTAGATTCTTTGTCATAAATTGTATTTGCTTTGCCGCTCCTTCGTTTAATGCCTTTTGGTACTGATTGTCCATGTAGTCCATGTAGGGAGTAACACCAAGGTTAGGATTGCTTTTAGTCCAATTATTTTTATCTTGCCAATCATCGCCTTCATCTAAACAAAACAATAGCGGAAATACAGATTCATCTATTTTTCTTTTCTCCAAAATATCAACCATAACCTTCCTAAACATATAACAAGGACTTTCACGATTAAACCCAGCAGTTGTAGTAATTAGGAGTAATGGCTGTATTCTTGATCCCATGCCTGTCTCCATGACTTCCAAAACATCGCTTGTTTTATGCGAGTGGTATTCGTCAATGCCTGAAAAGTGTGGATTTAAACCATCCAATGTGTCGGCATCAGAAGATACTGCTTCAAATTTAGAATTTGTGGTAGGTACATTGCAATTATATTTTAAAACGTTTACCAACTTGTTAAAAGTCTTTGAATCTGCCTTTAGTGATTTAAGCATTACCTTGGCTGTATCAAATGCAATCCTTGCCTGATCCCTTGTCGTTGCAGCCGTATACACCTCAGCTCCCGTTTCATTGTCCAATAGGAAACAATACACCGCAATCGCAGCTGCAAGCTCCGTTTTGCCGTTCTTCCTTGCAATCTCAAGGTAAGCCTTGCGGAAGCGTCTGCCACCAGTCTTTTTTTGCCATCCAAATAATACCTTAATAAAAAACTCTTGGAAAGGTTGGATGTTAAACCGCTGCCCAGCAAACTCGCCTTTCGTGTGTCGAAGTGCGGAAATAAAGGAGAAAGCCCTGGATGCCTTCTCCTCCGAAAATATAAACTCCCAATCGTTATTTTTTAAATCAACTAAATGCCTGTCAACTGCCAGCCTTGCATAGTTGCCTAATATTAAACGCCCCGATACAACATCCTCAATAAACTTCATTTAGGTGTTTTAATCTCTATAGCAATAAATCTAAACAAGAAAACAAAACTAACAAAACCAACTGCCTCCAAGTAGTCAATATAGTCAAACCAAAAGAATTTAACAAAAAGCCAATTCCATAAATAGTAAAATGGAACAGATAAAGCCGTTATCATTATGCCGACAACAAAAAAAAATGTCAATGTTTCAGAAATGCTTTGTTTCATTAGTTCATTTTTAAAAGTTTAGCTATCTCATCATCCTCATCTTCGTTACTATCTCTAAAGTAGTCCAATTTTAAACGGCTGCCAGGATCAAGGCCTAAACTCTTAGAAATCTCTAAAAACATATCCATACTTTGCTTAAATGCTGTCCACTCGGCAGAAACTTGCCTTGCACCGTTTGGATGCACCATAACTGCACCGGCAACTGCAAGAACCTCCGCATTGTAAAGCAGATGACCAATGCAGCGCGTAGCAATGCTCAAAAATATGTCGTCAACGTCCTTGCTCGCCTTGTGCGCTTGCAAATGCTCCTTTAATTTTTCGTAAATCTTTTGTTCATCCTCATTCAGTTTTATCAGAGACCTGCCAACTGGTGAAGCGGAAAAGGATTTGATTCTGGAAGGTATTAGAGTACCTTGTAACTCTTTTGTTTTTAATGATTTTGCTCTCATTTGTTTTTGCTTTTGTATGTTTTGTATAAACCCCCCTTTAGGCTATTGATTTGTTGTGCGTAAAGT